TGGGATGTTTGGGATTGGCCCTGTCATTGCCATAGGGCTGTAACTTGAAGCGATATGCACTTCTCTAACTGGCCATGCGCCAGTGTCGCTAGCAGGGTTGTTGGAACTACCCACTATTTCTAGTGAGTACGGAGCGTAGTCTCCTTCTTTCTGAAGTTCAATTAACTGGTCTTGAATTGAGCCTCCATCCAGTAGTGTAAAACTTAGGGCTGTTGATACTGAACCATCATCGCCTGAGTCCACAGGTGTACTTCTTAATTCTTGTAGTGCTTCTAAAGCACTGATATATCCACCATATAATCCATCATGTGCTGTTGTCTCATTGGTTATTGCTGAGAATGAATGGCCTCCCATTAATCCTTGAGCGTAATTGTCGTATCTTACGCCTTGCTTCCAGAATGAAGCATCTGAATAGTCCCATTCTCCTAATGTGATATCTTGGTTTTCATCTTCTGTTGGCTTTGGCCAATCAGTGTCGATTATATGTTCTTTATTCAAGTACAATTTGAAATCAGACCATCTTGGAGACTGCATGTTGCCATCCGTAGTCTCTAGCATTTGTGCACGTTGTTTCTTCCATCCGTTGAATAGAAGTTCCCATGCGGCGTGTAACGCCCATGTGTTGGGTGCAGTAGAAATTAATACCCTAGCATCACCATTTGCATCGTGAACGGAGATATTACTGATAGAGTAATTACGTCCTTGCCTGTACATACGGCGGTTGACCGCTGAAAGGTCTTTCGCGAGGTCAATATAATGTGCGTCCTCCGTAGTGCCACTATGTTCTAAATCATAGTAGAGAAATCTTTGGGTATGCATCTTGGGTTTCACTCGTCTTGCCATCTTATTCACTCTCGCTTACCAATACCAGTCATTAGGTGACTTATCAATGTTGGGTTCCTCACTTACTACGCGCGCGCTATATAATTTGTTTATATAGTCAGTTCTTTTCGGAACGGGAACGGCATCGTTAGTCATTACAGTAACGATTGCCTCGGCTGTTCCATCCTTTATTTGCCTTATATCCCACCTGTCTTCGCTCATTGTTGATTCATCGGGGAACCCGTTGGCGAATACTACTACGTGGGCATCCTCCGGTCTATATTTTGACCCGGACTCATACTTAGTGTTGAATATTAATCCGTCTTTGAGGGATTCTAGGGCTTCGTAGTCGAAATCCATACGCCCTATGTAACCCATTTCTGGGTTGACTGTTGAACGAGATAAATCGAAGATTATTATCCCCTCGTTCTGATAAGCGTAAAACATATCCTTTGACTTTCCGCCTAATACTGAGGCATCGTGATTGGCATGCAGGAATCTTGACATAAACGTCTTTCCTGAATTACCTTTTTCATCCACGTACCATATAATCTTCCTAGGGTCTGGTGTTCCATCCAATTCGTGCATTAGGGCTAATTGCCATGGGCGCAATTGTACCCCTTCTTGTCTTGCTGAGGGTTTAGCCATATAGCGTTGCTTAAAATATGGCATATGAGACTTGATAGTGCCTGCTATCTCATCGTTATTTATTACATCACTCCACTTTACTGTGGGTAATGCTATGAATTCTAGGGCCTTTTTCATGGCCTTTTTCTTATTATTGAGTTCGGGAACCCAGTGCCCCACCTCATAGAAATCTGTCCCGTCTAGTCTGCCACTATGTCCGGGCCATTTGTAATCATCATCATATGTTCCATCTGCTTTCTTCATGCAGTAGTTTCTTGCACCAGTTCTGGTGCTGTGGTCATATCTGTTTTGAATAGTCACACCTTTCATGTAGGTTGACGGTGCTATCCATTCTAGTACTCTTTTGGCATGTTGAGAACCTTCGGTCTCAATGTACATTTGCCAATGAAATTTACCTTCTTTAGAATACGGTTCTTTTTGATACGCGCCATAACGTACAAAATGGTCTGCTTGGAATGCTTCTTGCATTCTCTTATGGAAGGCCTTCTCTTTTACTAAGTGACATGGGAATGACACACAGAAGTTGCGCCCTTTCCATTTGAGTCCTTCTTGTTTTTTCTGAGGTTTCTTGCTCATATTAATCCCGCCAGTTCGGGTACACCGAAATAAGCAGCAAGACCTAAGACACATATTTTGCATATGTCTATCGGTAGAGGTTTCTTGGGTTCAGCAGTATTCATGGAATACAGGCCTCCCACCATTATTTATTACAGTTTCTCTATGCATAGCGATTCTATTCGCAGATGCAAAAACTGTTTTAGTATACCATATTGCTATGGGAAGGATGAACATTACTTTCGCCCCTTAAGGACGAAACCAACGCGCTTACCGTTGATATACTTATATCGACCGACGCGTCCTTTCTTAGTTTTGAATATTTTTCCATATTTGGTAGTCTTACGCCTAGCCATTTTAATTACCCATCCCCGGAGCGTGAACTCCTTTGTATGTGCCCGGTGTTAATTCTATTAACAGTCCGATAGTGTTGTTTCCACCACTAGTCGTCTCTATTTGTAGCAATCCACATGGGATGTTTGGGATTGGCCCTGTCATTGCCATAGG